CGTTAAAGTCTGTCTCCCACTGCGGCATCGCGATCAGTCGCCCTGACTCCAAAGGCTACTTCTCCACCGTCGAAGGCAACACCAACCCCGGCGGGTCACGTGAAGGAGACGGCGTCTACCGCCGCATACGCAACGTCCGAGACGTCCGCGACTTCATCACCTTCACGGTTTAAGTGCCGTTTATGACATAAACAAGATTAGAAAGATAAGAAAATGAATACACAATATTTGAGTAGCGCAGCGCCTTTGGATACGACTTTTCCGTTTGGGGTGTCGGAAGCGCAACGGTTGACGACTTTGGTTGTTGAGGGGATTACACATGTT